ATATTCACTTTGTATTGTAAATTTTCTTGCATAGTTGTCCCCTTTATTTATTAATTATGTACTGGTATATTTATCTTGTATAGCCTTCCATTCTTTATAGACATCAGAATTTTTAGCATCATCGCCAAAATGACCATCGCCAATTTCAGTCATAAAATTATTTAAAAAATTATAATAATTATTCATTTTACTATTTGACATAATTGCCTGCTCTCGCATTTGTAAGTAATCTGCACTACTTCCACCACTTGCAAAAGTTTCGTCATAACTTTGTTGACTAGTCATATTTGTTGCTTGTCTAGTTATTTCTGCTTCATATTCAGAATCAGTTAATTTGATTCTTTCACCATTAATATTCTTGTACAATTCTGCATTTGCATTTTTTAATGTAGTTTTATTTTCTTCTAATGTAGCCATAATTACTCCTTATTTTTTAATTCCATAAACACAGATTTCACCCCCAGCCAAGTTACCTGAACTTGCATATAAAGTAAATCCGTCCATTTGAGTAGCGTCATCAAGTACAGATATAAATTCGTGTGCATAATGATTGCTACTATCAGATATAGTAAAAGCATCATGAAAGGAATATTTAACATTTGCACTTCTAGGAAATAAATACATAACTGCATTTAATGATTCCCTTGTTGCACTAGTACCAAAAGAATAATCTGTTATAACATTGTAGTTAGTAGTAGTTGCATTACCATATTGTGCAGTGTTGTCACTATTCATACTAATTGACCTTTGATTTCTATAATGCGTACCAGTAACATCACTGCCACCACTTCTGTATTTGTAATAAATTTGAATGCCACTAGCACTACTTACTGTCATATTAAATAAAGTTACCCAATATTCGTCAAACTTGTCATCAAACACTCCATCAAATGTAATAGATGACACTGCTGAAGGAATTGTGTCCTTTCTTAATAAGACTGGATTGCCTTTATTTTCAACTCCAATATAACTACTTTTGTTTGCCATATATCCTTGCCTTTCCCATTTCAAAATTTCCAGCAGACCAGTAGAACCTAATGCCATTGAAAGCTGATGTACTTGCATAACTTGTGGCTGATTTCCAACTCCTGGTTCTTGAATCATCATCAGATGACATTTGCCCTATTCCCCTTTGTATTAACCATTTATCAATAGTTGTACTCATAGGTGTGCAATAAAAAGTACCTGTTGCACTTTCTCTGCCGTCTGTTCCTGTATTGTTTGATAATATTGCTATGTTTTGGTTTTCAACTAATCCTTGACCACTTTCGCCCAAACTATCTTCATACCAATACATTGTTTGATATGTACTTTCTTGTGGTGTTGAATCATCAAGCCATAAAAACAAAAGATTCTTTTTATCTGTTGCTGGTCTAAAATCTTCTATTGTAATTTTGTACATATCGTATTTGCTACTAAAACAATTTTGAAATTCCATATTAGAATCTCCATCACTAGCAGTAGATTCAGCAGTTAACACCCAACCTTGTCCATCAGTTGTAGCAGAATCGCCAATATAATTAGACTCAACAAAATTACTTTGCCTGTCAGATTGATTAATAGATTTAATTCCATTTAATTGTTTACTTAATCCATATATTTTAAAAGTACCACCATTGATATTCCCACTAGACATCTCAAAACCTATGCCATCACATAAAGTTGCAGTTGATAAACTAAAATTAGATTCTGAAAACTGATGAGTACCATCTGCTAACTCTATTCCAGCTTCAAATTTAACAACCTTTTCATTTGCAGTATATGGAACTATCCAAGCACGAATAAAAGAACCTTCACCTGTAGCATTACCAACACCTGTATGCACATCATCTGATGTACCATTGTGTGCAGAACTACCACCTGTTGTGTCAGTAAATGCCCACCATTTGCCCCTTTTTGTACTACCACTTATTGCTGACCCACTTGCTCTTAATGAAAATTCTAAAGCAACATCATCACTTACTGCATCACAATCCAGGATTTCTATAAAATAATGGTCATAATTACTGCTAAAAACTCCATCAAAATTTATTGCTGAATCATTACTTGCAGTAGTTTTTGCAATTAAAACCATACCTTCTCTAGTATCAGTTCCTATATATTCCATAGTATTATGTTCTTTCCAAGATAGATAAAGTTACACTGACTTTGTCTGCAACACTGCAAGACACTTGTAATACATCTGTTACTTCTACTACTTGTCCTTTCAACACATTTATAGATGTGCCTACTGGAATATTAACATCATTTAACAAAAATGAAGTGTCATTTGTTTCATCATTTGTTCCACCTCTACTTCCTGTGTCACTAACTAATTTTACATCTACTGTTACATCAGCAGTATGTATATTAGCTATAACTAAAGCCATTACTATTCCTGTTACTCCACTTCCAGCAGTATACAAATCTTCAGGGGTGTCGCCACTGGCTGACATTCCATCAAATGTAATTACCTTAAATGTATTTGCCATTTTATTCCTTCCTTCTTAATTAATTATTATGTTAATGCTATTATTAATGCAACAACATCATCTTCACTTATTCCACTACTTGCAGTTGCCCATTTAACGCCTGTTGTTTCGCCACTGTCAGCAGTTAATACCTGATTATTACTACCTATTGCTAACATTTGTGGATTACCTGAACCATCACCAATTAATATATGACCTTTAGTAGTCATATCAACAGATGTTATTGCTGATGTGCCATTACCAATTAAAACACCATTTGCAGTTAGTGTTGATGCACCTGTACCACCATGTGCTACTGCCAAATCTCCACCAAGTGTTATGCTACCAGCAAAAGCTACTGTACTACTACTAGCAGTTGCATTAGGAGTTACTGTCATGTGTGTTGCATAAGCACCACCTATAAAGCTATCTAGTGTCATTGTGCCACCATCTGCCACACTCCAACGCCATTTGTCTGCACTATCTTCCCCAGCATCAGCAAACCAATATTGGTTCATTGCAGAACCACTAGCACCTTGAATTGTTATATCTTGTACCCATTCAGGTATGTTACTGCCACCCATTTGTAAAAATGTATTGTCAGCACCCTTTCCTAACCTGGAAAGTTGTGTACTGGAACTTGCGTAAACAATATCACCTGTAGCTTGAGAATCAAATACATGAAGTCCTACGCCTTCAAATTCTGATTGTGTCAGTTCAGTTCCTACTGAACCATGTTTTAATTCATTTGCCATTATTCACTCCCTTGCATTTTTGCATCTTTTAAACCAGCATTTATTTGTGCTATGTTTGTTAAAACTACGTTTGATGAACCTTGATTTGTTGGAAAATTAAAAGCATTAAAACCACCAGCATTAAAAGGATTTTTACTACTGTCTAGCCATTGTTTTGCTTTAGCTGGGTCACCACCTACTGATGGCAATCCCAATACTCCTTTAAATAATTCACTTTGACCTTGTGTACCCATCATGCTTGGAAATTCATCATAAATACTGCCACCACCACCAGCATCAGGTGATTGAAAGCCACCAATTGCCATATGATAATCAATCCATGATTCTGTTGCAGATTGTACTGCACTTGCTTGTTCTAACATTTTTTGTGATTGTTCTTCTGTTGCTTCTATTAAAAATTGTCCTATGTAATGAACATTATCAATAGCACCTTCATTTGTTCTTAATGCTTCATTCAAAGTCTTTAAGGCTTCTATTTCTTTATCTGTTAAAACTACAGTATGTTCTTTAAATTCATTCATCTTGCCTGTCATGTTTTTAAATCTTTGCGTTTCATCTATTAAAGGAACTAGTGCATCTGCCTGTGTGCCAAATATCTTTGCCAACTTAATTGCTTCAGCTTCAATTCTCATCATTTTAAATTTTTCTGTTAATTTATCCATACCTTTATTCACTAACTGAGTTGGCATAAGTTGGAAAGCTAATATTCCAAAATCTGTAATCATTTTTTTCATAGGACTTTCAGCATCTTCTACTGCATCAATATAATCATTCATTGCAGTTACAGTAGTTATTAAAGCTGGGACAAGGTGACTTGCTAATTCTCTTTTCAAGTTGTCCATTTGCCCTTCTAATATTGTTATATCATCTGCTAAATCTTCAGCCATTTGTGATTCTTCATCTGTCCAATTTGACATTGCATCAGCTTCTTTTAGCAAATCTCTAAAACCTTCTGCACCATTTTCTAAAGCTGGTAATAATGAGTTACCAAACTTACCACCAAGCAAATCAGTTGCAATTGCTTGTTGTTGTAATTCACTACTTACTTCAGCAATTCCACCAGCAACACGCATAAATAATTCTTCAGGTTTTAATCCTTCAAAATCATTAACGCTTATACCAAGTTGTTGAAAGGTGTCTATAAATTCAACATTGCCTTTCCTTGCATCATCAACACGCATGACCAAAGTACGCATACCTTTTTCAAAACCTTGTATAGTTGTACCTGACAAATCAAGTGCAATCCTTAAAGAATCTAGTGCTTCAACTGATATCTTGGTTCTTGATGCCATTTTTCCAAGCATATCCCCAATTTCAATAAAATCTTTAACTGAAGCAATTGCAAAACCAGTAAATGCAGTACTAACTGCTAGTATGCCAACTTTCATTTTTGAAAAAACACTGCCCATGCTTTGCCCAAAGCCTTGCATTTGTTGACTTGCTTGTTTTGTATTCGCTTTTAATAATACGCTTAATTCACTTATATTAGCCATTAAAAAATTCTTCCCTTAATTTATTCCACATCTTGACCTGTTCAGGTGACATTTTACTTGCATCTGAATTGAATGTTCTTTTTGAACTTTCAGCCAATCTGTATTCTAATATTTGTTTTACCAAATTCCAATCCTGTTTTAATGCCACATCAGGTGTGCAATTAAAAGATTCACAAACTATTGACACAAGTCCCTGTTCAGGCATTCCTACTGACCCTGTTGAGTCAAAGATATATCTTGCAAGGGACTTTATACGTTTTTTTCTTCACCTTTTGTTTCACCTGACGTTGCAGTTATTAACCAAAGTATTTCTTCATTATACAAATCCTTAAAGACTTCAGGATTTTTATAAGGTTTAGCTTTAGGCTCTCCATCAATGCTTGTCCAATTCCAATCAACTACCCTGTTTGCTAAAGACTCACAAATTGTGTCCATTGCAACAGATAGCTTTCCTTCATCAACAGAACTTCTGAATGTACCCAATGCCAAACTTTCTTTTATTGTTACTACAGGGAGAACCATCACCCATTCATTTTCATGAAGTTTCACTGGTTCTCCCTGTTCTACAATTTCTTCTCCTTCAATTACTTGCCCTATATGAATAATGCAATCTGAAGAATCTACTTCTTTTGGTTTTATTTTAAAGTTTTTCAAAGTTGTCCCCCTTTAATTAATTGTTTAACTTACTGCCCTAGTTAATGCACCACTTACTTGGAAATCAGCACTATAAGTAGTAGCACCACCTACATCAGAAGTTATTGAATAACTACTGACAAAAGCAGAACCACTATATACTGGTGCGTTAGTTCCAGCAGAAGCACCTGTTGTTTCAAAACTTGCAGTTGCACTTCCACTTCCTATCCTGGTAAATATAGTTGCATCACCTTGTGAAGCAGATGGGTCAAAAAACCCACTTACAGAATAATTTGAAGTTGGAAGTCCTTCAACAAAAGTACTAGCTGAATCCCCAAATGCAGTAACGTCTACAATGTTGACGTCTGTTGTCTGCGTTATAGATGATAATTCATCTTCAATAGCCACGCTATTAAATGAAAAATCAGCAGTCTTTCCTGATTGTCTTGCCATTTTTTACTCCTTATTTTGTTAATAAAATTTTTAATAAACTATTTAATATGTTCCTACTTCAACACCCATTGATACCATGCAGTTGAAATTGGTTAATCCACTATATTGCGTAACATTAATCTGCAAATAGCGTTCACACGCATCAGTGGTTTGAACTGACTGAACCCCTACACCTGATATTTGTGCAAATGCAAGGAAGTCCCCATATCCACTACCACTTGATGATGAATCTTGTATTTTAATTGTTGCAGTACCACTACCACTTACTGCCGTTATTCTTAATGTTGCAGTTTTAGTGCTACCAGCACTTAATGTACCTATTGAAGATGCTGAACCTGTGTCAACTCTTGAAGATGCCACTGCACCTGTTCCTGACAAGGCAGTTGAACCTGGTGTATATAATATTGCACTTCTTCTTATACTTTCTGTTGATGTTGCATTTGTATTTATCGCAGTTGCACCTTCAACTGGATTATCTATAGTTTCACTTGTCAAATTTGCTTTAACTTCATAAGCATTGTTGCCTATTGTTAAACCACTTGGTGCAATCATAACTTCACTTGTTCCTGTTAAAGCACTGTTTATAATTTCATCTGATTCATTATCTGTAGGACTGAAAAAACTATTTAAAGTAAAATTGGCATTTGGATTGCCTTGCACAAATGTACTGCCTTCATCACCAAATGTGGTAACATCAGGTAGTTCAGTATTTACATTAAAAGTAAATGAATTTGTAAACGTTTCAAACTGTGATGTATCAATATATATGTCTGTAGACTTACCACTTATTCTAGCCATTATTCACCTTCCTTAATTTCTGTTTCTTCTTCACTATTATCTTCAAGTTTTTCTTCTTTCTTTTTGCGTGGTTTTCTAACTTCTTTTAAAAAGCCATTTGTTACTAGTGAATCAATATCATATCCATTATCTATATCTTCTTGCCCTAACTCTACAACATCACCAACTGTAACTTTTAACTTTCCAAAGTTAAAAACTAACCTTCCCTGTAATACTTCATAATGTTTGTTTTTTCTTACTTCTGTCATAATATCTCCTTAATCAACCATTACTAAAAAATCAATTTTTACACCTATAAAAGGTGTGCCATTAAATTCTAAGCCACCATAATCCCTGTAACCTGTAACAAGTATATCTGAACCATGCGTACTTAAACTTGCTGAATCTATATAAGCTGGTATTGAGCCACTTCCAGTAGGTTCAATTAAATCATCTAATGTATCTTGAACTTCATCAAGATTACCACCCCTTGCAATTAATACAGTTACTTCAAATTCATGAGTCATACCATCACCCATAGTGTCATTGTAAGCACCACCAATTGGTAATATCCAACACGCTGGTAACTCTCTAATAGTATCAGGAACAGTGTCATATACTCTTAACCCTGATATATTATCAATGCTTGTTGCCACTGCATCTCTTATTCCTTTAAGGCTCATGGTTTCTTATACTCTCTTATAATATCTTTATCTAATTTGCTATTTAATTTACTTAATTGCTCACGCATTTTTTCATAAGCTGGTGCTAAAAATGGTATTTGTATTCTTGGGTCTGAACTGCCTGGTGTTAAAGGATTCCCACTAGCTGAAATACCTTCTTCCAAAGGCACTGCGTAAAATACGCCTTTGTTTGTTGCAGTATTAAACACCCTTGCAACCACATCTAAGCTACCAACAGTTTTTACTTCGTGATTCCATGACCTACGCATTTCACCTGAACGTACTGGTGAATATATTCTTGCAAAGTTCTTCAATGTTATTGATGCTCTTTCTAAATATTTCTCCATAGGTTTACGCAACTTTTTAGGATTTTTAAGTTTTTTATTTAATTCTTTTTCACCTATTATTGTTGCCCCTAATTGTGCTGACATAATTAAATCCTGTGCCTTCTAAGTGGTAATAATAATCTTTGTACATCTTCATCAATATTACTTTGCACGTCAAATGGATTAAATTCAGGTGTGCCTATTGACGTTGCATATGCAGTTAAGAATCTTTTACTTGTCCTGGCTGATTGCATATAACAAGCGTTTTCAACTGCTTGTGGGTATTTGTATACTGATACTGTTGCACCAGTGCTATGTGATGCCCCTGTAGTACCATTCATGCCCCTTTGAACAGTTATAGTATTACTTGATATATTTGTAATATACATTTGCTCACTATCAATCAATATTGTTTCACCAATATTTAAGTTAGCACCAGCAGTTGCAGTAAATGTAGTATCACTTGCACTAAAACTTCCATCATTAGTTGTTGTTGCTGACTGATAAGGTGTTGTGCTACTACCATTACCATATCCAAACATTCCAGCTATCTGTACGCCACGCCTTATGCCACTTGCAAAAGAACCAGCAGTTGTGTCATCACTTAATTCAATCCATTCTTTTGGATATACAGTATCACCTAATGGAAAC